AATAGGATCACTAGTCCTAGGATAAGTATGCTCAGTTCTATGAGCATCCATAGCACAAGTAAGTGTTAAAGAATTAGATTCAATCTTAATACTGTTAGATGTAGTAAGACCATGACTTGGCATAGTCATAGTTACTATTCCGATTGAAGGATTATAAGCAACATGTTGAGGTGTAAATGTAGCACCCGAATTTGCTAATACTGAATTAGACTTAGCTCTTACAAACTTATGCCCATAATTACCACCACTTTGAACTGCATTGGTAGCTGTTCCACCTTTCCAAGTATGGGTGTATTGTTGACCAGCATTAGCAAATCCAACATTCAGAGTAATAGTGGTAGCAGTAGTAGATGCAATAGAAACAGCAGTATCATAGAATGGATCTTTTGCTCTAGGATAGAAATGAGTACTTACTCCAGAATCAATAGCACAAGTGAATCCTAATCCAGTGAGAATAACAAAATCCTTAGTCTTACTAGAGTTTAATCCATGAGCAGTTGAAGTAGTAACTGTCATCACACCAGTGGTATTGGTGTAAGTTGCAATACCAACAGAAACTGAAGGAGCATATTCACAAGTAAAGGCAATCCCAGACAATAGAATCTGATCACCAATATCTAACCCATGCTTCCAGTTAGTAGTGACGGTGGTCATTCCTGTTACAGAACTATATGCTACACCAGATATAGATCTTGGAATATAGAATTTTGGATCACTAGTGATAGCAACTGCAGTAATATGGCCTTCACTGATAGTTGCTGTTCCAATTGGAACCGCAGATGCAACACCAGTATTGAAAGTTTGAACACCAACATTAACAGTGGTTTGAATGCCTGACCTATATCCAGATCCACTATTACCAATACTTACAGTAGTTATAGTTCCTGCAGACCCAACCACGGCAGTTGCTGCTGCACCAACTAAAGGTTGATATGCAAATCCAGCAGTAGATGCTACAGAAACAATTATTCCACCTCTTGGATATTCAGATCTATTTGGATCATATCCATATTCTCTAGTATCTCCACTAAAGGTAATTGTAGAAACTCCAGGAGCAGCTTCATTGATTGTATAGTTATTTGGTAGATTATCTTGCTCTCCCTGAGGAAGCTGGAATATACCATTAATCAAGATAACAGCATTATGAGTGGAGAATCCAGTGGCATTTGATCCATCAGCCTTTAGAATAAAGTCACTCTTAATTCCTGTAAATTGATTAGAAATATCATCAAATACATGGTTGCTAGCATAAGTTTCTTCAGAAGTTCCTTCAGCAGCTCTTCTCATAAATGTCCTGCCTTGGAAAGTGGAATTAGTAGTGATTCCTACCCAATCTCTATCATCTGGCTCATTTGTAGTACTACTTAGTGGAACCTGTCCATGAGGAGGTTCTGTAAAGTTTAAAGTATTCTCAACAATATGATAATTACCACTCATCTTAGTAACAAGTGCTCCAGAAGTATGAAGAGCAACATTACTTCCCAACTTACCTCTTTCAACTTCTATTCTATAAGTTGCACCAACACCGATGCTTTCAATAAGCATATATTCCTCATCCACCTTAACTATATCTTGAGAGGAAATGGAAGTAACCCCTGTAGTAAGGAACTTATCTTGGAAAACAATATTTTCTCCTAAAGTTGTGGTGACAGCAGTAGCAACTACAGGAGACTGAATCATATTGTCAATTAATACTAATGCCTTAGTATTCTGTTTCTTAGATGTAATAGTGTGAGATTCACCAGCACCAACTGCATCTAATTCAAAGACTACGGGATTAACTGCTAATGCATCTTCTGCACTTGCTGCAAATCTTAATTTTCCATCATCTACCTTAACTACATACAGATCACCTGGCAATTTATCAGTGGTTCCTATACCAGTAACTACTGTTTGAGCAATACCAATGGACATAGTAGTTCCTGTTCCAGGCCATCCATATTGAACATTCTCACCAGAAACCCAATAATGATCTGCAATTCTTATATAATTTTCTGTTGTATCTGCAATTCCAGCATCACTTCCATCAAATATCCTCTTAAAGATAGCATTTCCATCATGATTAAGAGCAAATTGAGTTTGTAGATTTAATTTAATGCCACTAAAACTTCCATAATTAGAATGAATAACAACATTATCTGCAGGCATTGCTGAATCATTGTCATTATCATTATAAACCTGCATATCAACACCAAATGCTCTTACCTGAACCGCAGTAGAAGTATTAGGTGTATAAGTGATGTTAAGAGCAGTACTTCCAGAAGTAGCAATTCCAACTTTACCTATACTGCCACCAGTTCCAACATTTGCATATTCTACAAATACATCTTGTTGATCAGTTCCTTGTTTAATGCACCCTAATTCTAATACTTCATAAAGATCATTAGTGGTATCCTTAACAGACACAACATAATATCCAGCATCAAACGGAGTATCAAAAGTAGCTACTGTGGTAGGTGCTAAAATGGTTGTTGCTGCTATGGCAACATAATCTGAACTTAATCTAGAAGCAGTAAGAGAATAAGTACCAATACCTGTTGCTGTATCTGCTATAGCAACAATAGATGCATTACATGTTACTTCTTCATCATAAGAAGATATGTAATCTAATTTAAGATTAGATTCTCCATCAAGGAATGCATTAAATGTACCAAAACCAGTAAAAGCTTCTGTAACGTCTACATTATCCAGATTACCATATTCTTGCACAAATACAATTGAATCATCATGAATCATATTGAGTTCAACTGCATTGTAATTATTACTGCTATCTTGAATCATTGCTAGGACTTTTGCAGCTCTGTAGGTAGAAGATATGGAAACAAGATTTCCTGAAGAACCTGCAGAAACAGTTGCTACTCCACTACTAATATTAACCACATCTCCCAATTGAGCAGTAGTAGTAACTCCACTATAATTGTTTAAAATGCTGAAATTAAGAGTGGAAATATCATATGTCCTAGTCTCATAATTATTAGGATAGAAAGTTAAATCCCAACCAGTAGCTGTATTGATGTAACTATAATATCCTAGATCATCAACAGACTCAATAGTTGCATACTGATTAATGTAACCTACTGCTTCATTTTGAACAACACCTACAATTGCAAATTGTCTTTCATCAGTATAAGATCTATCCTTTACATAAGTTATTATCTTACTGAAAGTATAATTTGAATTACCTGCTCCTACTGTTCCATACTTAGTAAATCCTTCATTACTATTAAATGAAGAACTAAAATCATCTATGGTTAGAACTCTATTTCCCACAGATTCATAGTAATCTTGTATAATTCTATTCTCGAAAATTATTTCATTAGAATAAGCACCTCCATTAATAAAGATAGTTCCTTCACTTACATAGTCAAAATTATACTCACAATTTAAATCACCTTCACTAATAATATCAACTACAACCTCAACATTACTTTCATCAGCACCTACTATTCCTTGTCTAGGATTATCTTGTTCACTTACAACTTGAAGATCTGCAAATTTACCGAATCCAGATGCATGACTTAGTATACTTACTGGATCATTCCAAGTATCATAAGGTACTTTAGAGCTAATTGAATAAGAGAAGTTCTGATAATATTGATTATCTGGCAACTTCTGCATACTGTTATTCAAGAATCCAGTATTCTTTTGCCAACCACCAAATATAGTTGCTCCAGCTCCTGTTCTAATTTCAGAATTGAAATTAATTTTTTTCCCTATTACTCCCTGAGTATTGGAACTTAATCCTTTAACTGTTTCACCAATACTATATTCTTTGCTAACTGAAACTTTTAAATACTCAGTTTTATTATTCCAAGATTCAACAACACCCAATGTTTCTCCATTAGTTACGTCCTCACCAATTGCAAAATTGTTTTTCTGTAATACTGGATCAAAAATTGGGAATTGACTCTTAGGTATTACTCTAGCATAAGAAGTCTGTGATAAAACTGCTCCAGGAACCTCTCCAGACCCCAAATAATCTTCTAGACTATATTCGATATAAGCACCACTACCACCTAACTGAGGGGCAGTTGCAGTGACGTCAAAGAGGGCATAGTTATAACCAGCAGAATCATAACCCTTTCCTATTGTATCTACTCCAACATTAACATTTTCAACCAAAATAGGCTCATCCACTTTATATGGGAAATCCTCTATATCACTAAATGTAGTATTAAGATAAAGTCTTACTGTCTTAGTAGCATCAGTATAGCTAAGGGAAGTAATTCCAACTCCATTAGAATTATTAATAGGAAGAATAGTTGGAGGTGTATTATAAAGTCCTGTGGGGTTGTATATAATATCAACTTCATTATCCCCTAATTTAAATTCTATATCCGCCTCAGTAAGAACTTCTTTAGTATATCCATCAATAACAATTAAATCTGGAGCTACAAGATAATTTTTACCTGCAGAAGTAATGCCAATACTCTTAAAGGATGATAAAGGTTCTACTTTTAGAATTTCAGGCAGATTTGCTACTCCTCTTAGAGTTTGATCTGAAGGATACGCCCATCCAATTCCATTAGCATCCCATTCAGTCTGCAATACAGATCCTATATTTTCACTTTCTGCTTCCAGAATAGCTCCAGAACCTAAAGTGGTAACAATAGTAGAAATTCCAGGTAAACTCTTAAAAGCAAATCCACTATTAGTAACTTTTATTTTCTTAATTGGACCATTAGATGTCAAAGAAGTAGTTTCATAAGTTGTAGCTGCATCAGTTGTTCCATATCCAGACTGAAGAGGAATTTCAACAAGATCATATGTAAAAGTAGTAGTTCCTACCCCTGCGATAGTTCGTTCCCCATCATAAACACTCTTTACTGCATTAATTTTAGTAAATGCATAAACTTCCCTATCAATAATCATCTCACTCTTCAGTGAGGGGATAATATCAGTATTCTGTAAAGAGAACTTATACCAGAGATTATCTGGGACATCATCTGTCAAATCTATAGTCAAATGAGCAGTAGTAGTAATTCCGGGATCTCCACTCTTAGTAACCTCAAATGTTGATGTTGCTTTAGATGTCCAGAATTGATTACTATAATTACTATCACTGTATAGATTTAAATCAAAAGCAGAGTATGAAACACTATTCTGAACAAAAGCTAACGTTGAATGAGATAAATCAAACTTTATCTTTTGATTCTTACTAACTTCAATTAAAGGATTAATCCTACAAATAATACCTCCAGAAGCACCTGCTATATTAATAGGAACTCCATTTTCTACATCTATCTCTAGATTGGCTAATTTAATTTTATTAGGACCATCTACTATAACAAAATACATACCTTCATTTTGAAGGTTTGTCATAGGTGAAGATGATTTGTAAATTACTTTATCTCCATCATTAAATCCATGATTACTTAAAGTAATAGTATTTTGAGCTACATCTACATTACTTGTTACAAAGGTTATAGGATCAAATATAATTCTTCTATTATAATCATTATATCTAACATCTATAGTTTTAGTAGTTTTTGGATTTAAATCTATAAAGACAGTATCCCCTTTAGACAATCCATGAGCAGTAGATACAGCAACAGTAACAGTGCTAATACTTACCTGTGAGGTTAATGTATTATCATATGAAGTCTTAAGACTATGATAAGCACCAGTCCCTACAGAGGTAAAGTATAAAAGACCAAGATCTGTACCAATACCAGCATATCCCCCACCAGTAGATGCCAATCCAACTGGATTAGTAGCTAATCCAATAGTATCTCTAGTGAGAGGAGCCACATAGAATAAAGAATGATCGGTTAAAGGTTGATAATCAGGTCCAATTGTATTAGTGGTGATTCCATTCCATGCAGAAATGGCAGTTGCAACATTTCCATTGTTTAACTTATTAACATTATAAGTAACCTTATCATTAAGTTGTAATCTATGATTTGGAATATAAAGAGATCTTGGTTCAAGGAAGATAGAAGCAACTCCAACTCCTGGATTAGCAAAAACAATAGTAGTACCAGCACCAGTAGGAGTAAGTGTTCCTAATCCAACGGATTCTGGTGGATAGAAATATAATTCTTCATTTACCTTAAATGATTGTGTAGTTTGAGAAAGACCAACATTAATTCTAAATTTCCTAGGAACTTCAAATAAGGATCTACTACTGGTGTAAGCAGCACCTGAAGTTGGAGTGCCATTTGCCTCTCTCAAAACTCTGATTCTTTCACTCTTAGTATCAACATTCAAAACTTTAACATTTTCAGTTCCTATACCTAAAATATCATTAGGACGTATAAATGGGAATTCTAAATTACCACCAACATAGAAATAAGTGACAATACCAGTAGTAGAAGTATCACCTACCCCCAAAGAGAGAATAAAATTATCAGATCTTATTCCAGCGGCAAATTTACCAGTAGCATCAGGATAATAAGTAGAAAGACCGCTAATGTTTATAAGTTGTTTATTTGAAAGTCCAGTAGGTTGAGTACTAAAACCAATTAATTGATCAAAACTATCACTAGTAAATTCTACATCATTTATTTCAGTGGTAGTAGTATTAACAGTTATAACTTCTTTTCCACCAATCCTGTCAACTCTTGCTCTTCCTCCACTTCCAGAAGTTCCCTCATTATCGAAAGTAATTTTATCTTTAACTTGATAATTATCTCCTCCCGAAATAATTTTTACTGATTCTATATTTCCAGTAGTGGCAGCTTCAATATTAAGAGTTTGTTTTTTAATTTTATTAGAATTAAAGATATATGCATAACCACTCTTAGCTTTATCCAAATTATATGGAGATGTATTTCTCAACCACTCATTATTAACTACATCATACTCATCTTGATTGGAAGAATTTTTGAAATTAAATCCAATAGGTTGTGAATGATATGATTGTCCTATAAGATATGGGAAAATAGGAGCTCTAGATTTAGCAAATGGTCCTGAACTACTATTAACAGAATCTATACTAGCAAAATATGCATAAACACCGTTAGGATAATCAGGAGTTACACAGAATCTTCCATTATGAACATCTAAATCTCCTTCATCTTGGAAACTATAATCTTCTACAAAGAATCCTTCTTTATATAATCCAACATCTGGTCTATGAGTTGTGTCAATATCCAATGCATAACCAGATTTCATTCTAGTTATACCACCACCTGTCCTCGTAGCATAACCATAAGGACCATATATGGGATGTCCATCATATGCCCATCCAATTATAGGAGAATGATATTTACTATTCTCCTCCTCTCCGGTAGCGATATCCCTATCTAAATCTGGATATCCATATAGAGTACTTGTTTCAGTTACCCCATAAACACTTTCTCTCAAATAACGAGGAACATAAACATATCCATACTGTAAAGAATCATTTGAAATATTATTACTTAAGAAAGTATCGTCAGGAGAAATATTATTATAATCTTTTTCAAATATGTTAATATTCCATCTTCTAATATCTACATCAGTAACAAAATTTTTACCTGCTGCTTCAACTTTAATAGAAGATTTACCCTCTTCATATCCAATACCTCCATTAATTACCTTAACTTCTATAAGTTGTCCATTATTAACAATAGGAGTTAATCTAGCAAAAGATCCTACTCCACTCAGTACTAAATTGGGAGGAGTATTATATTGATTTCCTTTTGCATCAACAACAACATCTATAATTCTACCATCACTAATAACAGGTCTTACTAAAGCACTATTTCCACTTTGGAAAGTGATTTCTGGTTGTCTATCTAAATTAATAACTTCAGAAGATCCATATCCTATTCCATTATTAGTTAAATCAATAGAATCAATTTTGCCTCTAAATCTTGGTTGAATCTTAGCTCTAAAATCTTGGCCTGTTAGAGTAGTAATTCCAATATTACCCTCAATGGTAACAGTAATAGGTTTATAGTTAAAAGATCCAGTTCCCGTTGATCCTAAAGAAACGTAAATATCATTATCAAGATAATAATTGGTTGTGTCTCCACTTCCTACTAAACATAATCTAAAATTATTATCATCTAACTTAGCAACATAATAATCGGTAGTAGTAGAAAGTCCTGATAATGTATTAGATCCTCCTTCATAACTATATCTAATTATTTCACCAGTTTCATATCCATGATTATCAATCTGAAGTAAATCATTAGATGTATTAATGCCACTAACAACAATTTCTCTCTTTTTATTCTTATATCCAGAACCAGAATTAGTTACAACTATGTTACTTATTATATTCTTCTTATTATAAGATTGGATACTCTGAGTCCCTGTTCCATATTCTGTAAATGTTGAAGTGTTAATTCCAAGAAGAGCATCACTATAACTAGGGTGAAGTTGAATCTTAGAATCATTGATAACTTGAACATAATAACTTGAATCTGTAACAAGACCTACAGGAGCTACTCCACCATTGGACTTATAAACAACTCTTTCCTGAGGAGCAAATTTATGATATGTGGTAAACCCTATAGATGCAACAGTAGTTCCAACTCCACTTAGTCCTCCATCAGTTGAAATGGATATATTTCCACCTGCTCTTTCTGCATTAAAAGAAACACTATGGATAATATCGGTAATAACAGCCTCTGCAGAAGCAGGTTCTATAGGATTACCACCAGTAATCTTTACTACAGGAGTGCTAACATAATCAAACCCAGTATCAACTACTTTAATCTCATCTAAGAAACCTTCAACTGCAGTTGTTCCAGTTGCACCTGATCCTACTACATCACTAACATGGAAAAGAGGTGGATTAATAACGTCATATCCACTTCCACCATCTATAATATCAATACCTTTTATATCACCATAAATTATTTGATCACCAGACTTATAATTAAGTATCTCTACGCCATTAATTAATATTCCAGTATGTCCAGTATAGGTTTGATATGAATCATCCTTTTTAATAGGTTCAACGATATTCCTATAAAACTTTTGAGGAGAAATTGACTTTTCATGATAAGGATAATAGATAAACCTATTATTTTCTACTTCACCAGAAGGACTAATATATTTTTGTTCATATAGATCTGCTCTACTTCTTGCTAATTTAATACTTACAGCATCTACTCTATAAACGTAGTAGACGCCTTGGTCCATATTGTCAAATTTACTTATAGTATATGTGGTAATTGTATTGTTATCAATAGTGGTAGTATCTGCAATCTGCCCTTGTTCATAATAAACACCATCACCAGTATAGAATCCATGATCTTCACTTCCATCAAAAGTAATGGTTTCTGAATCAGCTCTACCAGAAAAAGATTTTATTTTGGTATTGACATTGATAGGAGTATCTTCTCCCCAACTAGGAATAGAATTAGATGCTACTAAAACATCTCCATCAAATTTAGAATATGTATTTTGAACATTAGCTATGGACTGATTAATATAAGTTTGATTTGATTGATTACCTTTTAATATTTTATTTTCTACTGTATAAGTGCCATTGACATCAATAGCCGAATCTAAAATAGCCTCAAATCCTGCTCCTGATGTTTTCTTAATAACGCTTCCAACAATAAGAGAATTAAATTTATCAATTATATTAATATCATACCCTGCTTTTAAAATATTTTCATCATGAGTAGTAAAGAGGTACTTATTCTCAGTAGCATCAATCAGAGAAATTTTATTTACATCCCATTCTGCTTTAATATTAAAATTCCAATTCTTAGATTTAATTACCTCAGATTCTAATCCTAAAGATTGAAGAGCAACAGTATCATTTACATTATACAAATACGTTGGTTCATCTAGTTGAAGATCTTTAAGAGTAGTAGTAAATCTAACTTTGATTTTATCATCTGTACCAATACCAACATATGCATAAGAATAATCATCCAAATGAATATCTGTAGTTTTGGTAATATTATTCGTTAAAGTTTTACCTGCTCCAGTAAGAACATCAAAGAATTGATTAATAGTCTTACTTCCATATTTTAACTTAAGTTCCTTTCCATTTTCATCAACTGTATCTAATTCTCCGGATGCTGGAAATCCAATAGTAGAATCAACATCTAAAACTGTAGCTCCAGATCCAACACTAGTTAAAAGTTGTGTTTTCGGATTTGGCTTAAATTTTCCAAAAATAGTTCCACTAGTTAAATCAATATCCCGTTGATATCCACCATCAATACTAATTTGATAATATTTTCCCTCTCCATATAAAACATTTTGAACATTAGTTACTGTTCCTCTAGCTTTAGTGCTATCTTGAAAAACAGTGAGGTTTTTCAAGTCTAGAGGATCTCCACTTACTTTCTCTACAACATAATCTTGAGTGACTTTATAATCACCATCAGAAGGACGGAATAAAAATTCACTAGGTTTGATAACTTTTACTTCGTCACCATACAGTGCTTTAAAAAGTATCTTAAATCCTTCATCTGTTCCTTTAGCATCATAAAAACTACTTCCACCAAAAAGGAAATTCCTTTCATCGAGATTAGCAGTTAATTGTCTTTCAGAAAATCCTGGAATAAATTGACGCTTTATCTTTCTAAAAAATTCCTTTAAGAATAAGATATTTAAATTCTGTATCTTAGCCCCTTTCGTGTGCTGCTGAGCCACACTTTCTTTAAATACTAACTTATCTGGTGCATCAGTACCAATGTAGGTTGTAATGCCACTGAAACCCCTTACACAGTCCTTAAAGACAGATGTTGTTGTATTACCAGCAACATCAATAGATAACCTGGTTTTATAAAAGATAATCTCATTATCAATTCTTATAATACCATTATTATCTGGAAATCCTTCAGTAAAATTTGTATCAGAAGAAGTCTCTATATCTGTATCTACAAATGTAAGATCAGCATTTAAAGTAGTAAAATCTTTAAGATTAAACAACTCATCAACTTTTACATATTGATCTATATTTTGCAATAAATCATATGTACCTCCATCAATTTCTTGAGACACATAATATTGCTGCAAAAACTCCCCAAGAAGAGGAAAATCTTCTTGAACATACGTAGGGAGTTGGCTCGCAACCAGGTCTTGTAACTGAATTCTATCTATTGCCATTTACTTTAAGATTATTTTTTTATGAAGAGTAAATAGGGTTTCCACGGACTAAATTATCTACATAACTAGATTTAACCAGATAGTTACTACCAGAATTATCATTTCCAGAAGAAATTCTATCATCTACCATAGCAACATCCACGTTATTCATATCTAGCTGCAAATAAAGGTCCTGTAATCCAATCACATCATTGGAGTAAGGAGTGGCAGAAATTTCAATTAAAGGTGTTCCACGATTCACTTCTGTTTGAATGAACTTAATAGCATTAAGTTTGACCTCACCTTTAATATAATCAACGGTTCCAATTGATTTTTTAACAATTACAACCTCTGTAGGAGAATTCAATTTAAATAAGAGAATTGATCCTGTTTTTAAATCTGGATGTGGGACATCTCCCAAATACAGAGTATCAGACACTCCACTTACTTTAAATCCAGAAGACCTAATATTATATCCAATAATTTGATTATTCATTACTGGAGGTTTACCAGGATTTCTAATATAGAATCTATTACCAAAGCAAACTTCATATTCACCAAATTGACCCAATGAAGCTTCAAGATCTCTTCTCATAGTCACTGTTGTGATATTAGAAGTCACTGCTTCATTACTGTCATCTATGACTTTTTGGAATTTGCTATACTTAAATCTTCCACCAAATTTATTTAACTGAGAAGAATTAGAGTAATTTAGGATATTTTGCAATACTATAGATTTCACATTAGCAGCACCAGCTGATAAATTGGTATTATAGTAGACATTTGAGTCAGTTTCTATCCATAAGTACTTCAAATCAATGATTTCTGGGATAATTCCAGCAACAGAGTACTTTTTGAGGTCATTTGAAATACTTCTTTTGATAGAACTAGACAAATGAGTGCCATTATAAGGTTTAACACTGATAAAAACCCTCCCATATGCTGGCGGATCCAATGTTTCACCCCCATAAGCAGAAACAGACTCTGTTTCTGGGTAAATTTGAGGTATAATTGCTTCATAATCAGCAGCAGTTACAGCTCTGTTCTTAGATGCATAGATTTGAGTGGCATATTTTTTAACAGATTCCACACTTTCTATGCTCGAACCCCCATAAGAGGCAACTTCTGTGCTAATAACTGAAATTCCAGTGGTAACAGGGTCCCCATTTTGGTCTGTTAACTGTCCAGCAAAGGAAAATTCTGAAACATTATTGCCAGATTCACCACTCGAGACAATATATGTTGCTTCAATATAAGATAAGTCCTCTTCACTCAATTTCATTCCAAAAATTCCATCTCCGAAGAGCAATTCATACCTCTCATTTTCCACTTCTTGGAGGAAATAGGCTGGAGTTTCAGAATTTATCTCATATAAACTGTTAAATTTCCTAAAAACTCTTGAAACAGTGGAAGATTCGTCTCTTTTTACTATAACTTTAAGTAAACTTGTGTCAATTCCGGTGTTAGTAAGGGTATATCTTTGATTCGGTGTCCTAGAACTGACTGTAAATGACTGTTTTACAAAAGTTCCTTCATAAATTGGCACATTTTGGAAGGTTGCAATGCCACCAGAACTTACAGTAGCCTTAGTTTCCTCTATAACAGAGAAAACATAACTTGTTTTTCCAAAAAGTAAGCTAGATGTAGCAACAATTCCTGGTTTTAGGGTTATTGTTGATACATTACTACTTCCAACATTTACCTCAAAAGAAATAGTTGCTGTTGCTGATTTTCGAGACCTTGGTACATACCCTATATTCCTTGCCAGAGAGACTATATTCTCTCTCAGGGTAGCACCATCAATAAACACCTCATTAGTCACCATATTAGCATTATATGATGAAATGTAAGTATTGTATGCTAAGGCATCTATTATAGTGGATAGATTTGATCCTTCAAAATCATAATCAGTAAAATTGCTGTTCGCTTTCAAATAATCTCGTATAGAGATCTTAATTTGATCAAAATCTATATTGCTAAAATTAACTAGAGGCATTTATCTAGTGGGTTCTAAGGCGAATGTGAGTTCTTGTAGTGGAAGATCAATTCCAATAATATAATATTGAATTTTTACATCAAATTCATTATTTTGGGGGTTTGCTCTTACAATTACTTCATTCAACTTAACCCTAGGTTCAAAGTTTTGTATAGTATTAATAATTTCAGTTTTAATAGTAGAAGCAGTTAATTTATCTAGATTTTCAAAAAGTAAATTAGTCACTTGTGATCCTAATACAGGATTAAAGGGACGTTCACCAGGAACAGTCATAATAAGATTACGAATGGACCTTGCAATAGCATTACCATTTTTAAGCCCAATTAAATCTCTATTCAGAGGATTAATCTGAAAAGAGGCACTAATGTCTTTAAATGATTTACTTACCCTTTGAACAGGCACTCTATTGTTACAAGAATTCTAACTTATTTAGACCATTAAAATTCATTTAATGTAACAGGGTCATTTTTAGAACTTTGAGGAGTCCTAATTAGGTTTTCCTGGTCCTCATCTATCTCATATAGATCATTATGTCCTGATACCTTATTTTGTCTAGGCGTAGATTTATCGTTAGATATTTCTCTTAAAAATTCCTTTTCCATGGTTAGTCGTCGTAAACTTTACATTCATCTGCATCAGGATGATTATCACAATAGACTTCTAAATGTTTATCCTCATGTCTAGTGTGCCAATCATTGATTTTACCATCATCTCTTCTCACTTCATCATTTTTATGGTATTCATCATAATAAGCATGGGCAGACTCTAAATCAGCCTTAGTATACTCATGCATACCATGATTGACATGTTCTTTACCATCATCTTCAATGTAAACTTCATGCTCTAAGTCGTGTTTAATGTTGGTCATAAAATCATTTCCCTAACAATACTATTTAATATAGAGAGACACGAGGGTTTTCGCCATTTTTTAGGAAACCATAAAAAAACCCCTATAGAGGGGGTTAGGAATTTTCTGTATTAAAACTGACGCCTTCACAATCAGGTTTTGAACAATA